CTCCCACATCAACCGACCCAGATCCAAAATACATTCCGACGCAAAGGAAACGACAGCCATTCGCATGTCGGCTACGTTCCGAGTCACGTTCCCATTGATGATTTCTTCCTGGCCGACAGTTGATGCCTGGGCACCGAGTCCACCCATTGCCTGAAGGTTGCCAGCAAATCGGTCGTATTCGCCTTGAAGGAAGGTAGCAAGTGCCATATCTCGCTGATCGACACCGCCCATTTCAAATTGCTTGATCTGTTCTGGGCTTGTTCCTCTCTGCCAGCTATTTCGCCCTGCGGTTCGTAATCGTTCCGCATCGTCCGACATATTTGGCGGATATACATTCACAAAGCGGTGGGCATCGGAATCCTCTTCCATGCGGCGATGCAATCGATTCTGCAGATCGTGCATCCCCTTTAAGTTAATTGCTGGCGATGTTGGTATGACGTTATCAGGCGTATCACCCAACGACAAGAACTTGTACGGTCCTGCTTGTGAACCAACCCACTCTCGTTCGATCAACGGCGGAAGATCCTGATCGCAAGCCATCGTCACGATTGAGTTGTTCTCGGCGATCCAGACATCCATCAGCCAAACCATGTCTTTGAGATCGTCGTCTTCGGAGCTGCCCCACTCGGACGCGATATCTCGAACTGCGCCTGTCGAATCATGGTGGCTTCTGCTTGTCGGACTGAGCTTCTTCTTGACCTTCTTGTCGTACCCAGGCTCATCCATCACCTTTTCGTAATCGGCACGATATCGATGTCCGCAATAACGCATCTTGCTCAGCTCTTTCGCTGGCATGTCGAGGATCAAATCGTCAAGCGACACCCGATTGAACCACGGTTGACCTGGATCGAGCCAAACATCCTCTTCGGATTCGAGAATGCCATGAAATCTCGTATCAGTGTCTCTCATCATCACGACACCGCAGCCGAGGCAGAAAAACGCATCCATGACGATCGCCCGAAACGTCTTGTCGAGCGACATGTCACCTATGAGTTTATTGAGGTTCACTTCGAAGCGACGAGCGAACGCCAGCGTTTCTGTCTTCGGAGTGCCGACCAATACTTGCGGATTGTTCGCAGCGAGGGCGACCGTGTAGATACGTGCCGTTTGGTTGATCAGATTGACTAGTGTCTTGTTTTCGGCACCAGAATCAGAGTACCAACTACCGACGTAATCCTTGATCAGCTCTTTCCGAACTTGACGAAACGGCTCAAGAGAGTTTCTAGACGACTTAATCGCCTTCAATAACCGAGAACGTTTTTCGTTGTTGGATAGGTCTAGCATTACCAATCGGAACAGTTGCGGCAAATCGCCAAGTTGTATTCCGATCGGGTTTTAGCTCCGACCAATCATCCTATAGCCAGCGAACGCCAGCTAATTCTTTTTCGACGACTCTGGAGAGCCTACCGATTTAAGTCCTTGCAACACTGATTTTGTTTGCGCCAGATTGAGAGCCGATTGAGAAAAGTGCAATGCCTTCTGAGGATCCACTGCTGCTCTTACTTGGTCAGCCAGCTTATCAATAGCACTATCAATCGCCTTGTTTACATCGTTGTCCATTTTTACCTTCAGGTTCTATCTCTGAAAAACACACATGCTTATCCTCGCAAAACATCCCTAATACCATACCCTGGGCTTCCGGAGTTTGCACTACGACGCTCTTGCATTTCTCGCCACAAAAAGCTTCCATACTCCGGATTCTTGTCTTTTTCTTCGTCCGTGTCAACTTTCTTGCCAATATTGTCCGCAGAATACACAAGCCAAGCACCTGCGCCAGCAACGCAACGATCGCCGTGATTCTTGTTAACAGCCCCTTTGTTTTTCGATGGTGCATGGACGATTTTCCCGCCATCCCACTCATATTCTCCGCACTCAACAAGCATCTCATTTGACCTCGGAGTGTAGCTTCCTTGCTCCATAGCCAACGCGAATTGCTCGAACATGTCCGCCTTATCGACATCTCGGCAAGGAAACCCAGGTTTGCGGCTTTTCTTCTGGGTTCCAAGCTGCATTACATTGCGAAAGTAGATGTTTCCGTAGTAAAGAACCTCCATCACTTCCTTTGCGAAGCCACCCGAAACGCCAGAATCTTCCCAACCAAGCTTTGCTTTTCCCAGCCACAAACAAAGTCCAACAACGATGCGAGCAAACGGTCTTGGCTCGAGCCCTTTGACGACATACTCAAGAACTTGCTCACCCGTCCTGTCATCTATTCCAGACACTACGGAGTTTGATGCAAATACCCCTACGCCTCCGGACGCGATATCGCATGCAAGCGTGTACGGTCCCAAAGGAGGACTGTCGTCGATCCCTGGTCTGAACCAAAGTTTCAGCGCTCCGTCATCCCGAGGGATCAGCCCTTTAAGCTCCAGCGTCTCACTGTCGAACACTGGATTGCCCCTCCACACTGGCTGTTTGCAGTTCACCTTCTTCATGCGTTCGAGCAGGTCATGCGTGAACACCTTGCCGACAGCGCCTTTGGGATTCCTGTCGAGCTGCGATGCGATCAGTTGCGGTCGAGCCGTCTTTCGCAAACAACGCATGTCGTACCAGGGCGATCGAACAACACCTTCGTACTTAAAGCCCTTCTTCTCCAAAAACTCGCGAAGATGTGGCTTGCTCTTGTGATACTCAGCGACCGCTTCCGCATCTTCTGGCTTGACTGCAGTGACAACATTATCCATTACCACGTAAGAATGCTTTGAATGGATCGGATGATCTTTCCAGTCCAAGACAAGATGCCAACCGCCTTCGGTTCCGCCAGCTTCGCATGCTTCGTGAAAAACGCCTTGGTCGACATAACGGGCTGAGACGAGCCGCAAATAATGGGAGACATCGTGTAACGCCTCCATCACTGCGTAATCCTTGCCGCCTGAAACAAAGTCCTTCGCTCCTGCCTCGTCCATCGTAAAAACCGAGGCACGCCCTCCTGCCGCGACGTCTTGACCGGCCGAGTATCCTTTGAGCAATGCGCCGTTGTCCTTGTTCTCAAACGTGTGCTGGCTCAAGTTTCGTTCGTATCGCGGTCGCATCCACACCGGAAGCATGTTGATCGCAAACTGTACTTTCCACAAAACCGTGTCAGAGTCCGTCTTGCTGTCAACTAAGTCAGCGTTTCGAGTTACATAGCCAGCAGAGAACATTGGGTCGCGCAGCCATCGTCGAAGGTCAACCCAAAGGTACCCGAACGTTCCACCCTGAGCCCGAGCCTTATCAACGAGCACATCAAGCGTCCTGTCGCCTTCTTGTGTGTACTCGAATGCTTCGTCGAGTTTCTTGAAAACATACTCCTGATGCGAGTAAGGTATGAATGGAACAATCTTGTTCTTTGATCGCGGGTCGTATCCGTACATCCCGAATCCCATCCAGAAGCAAATATCGCTCATGCAAGCCTGATACAGAGCGTCTTGGAACTTCAAGTCGTTCAGAGCGCGCTCTCGGCATCGAATGCGCCACTTGAGGTTCTCTACGGGATCTTTCGGCACTAAATCATAGTATGGACTTGTTGTCATTTCTTGGATTCTATTCCATACAACTTCAGCGTTTTTTCGACGGCCTCTTTCTTATCAGCGTCCTCCGTTCCACATAGCTTAGCGACATCCATAACAACAACAGCATTCATGCAATCGTCAAAATCCTCCTCGCCATTCCACATTCTGTGAGCGTACGCCAATCCTGAGATCAGCGACAAGCAATCAGTCTCCATTGCTTCTGCCAATTCGATTAGATCGGGCGGAAAGGTAAATGTCGCCTGTAGTGCCTTTGCGACATCCCAAGGAATAGCATCCTTCATGTCGGACTGAGAATCGAACTCGCCTTCTGATGTAAACGTCCTGTGCCCACAATCTTCAACTTCCAGCGTTAGCTTGTATTTGTATTTGCTCATGATCGTTTCAATTCCTCACGTTTGTACTCCGCGATATTGCGAGCCTGCGTTGCAATGGTGGTTTCAAGTTCCTCAATCTCGTCGAGTAGCGTCAGGACATACTTTGCCATAATTGCCGCATCACTTGTCTTAGCCCAATTCCTGTGGAGAATAACATCCTCAACCGCTTCTCGCATGTCGATTCGCGATTGCAACTTGTCTAGTTCCGCTTCTGTCGGTGGCGTCATGCTTTCTTCTTCCCGTTTTCTAATCGCGTATTTCGATGCTTCCCAACTCATAATACACCTTCCGAGAATGCGTGACATGATGTCACAAAACGAAAAAGGGCATGCGACCGGAGCCGCACACCCTTCTTTGGAGATTTGCCATTCAGGCAAAGTGATAACCCAAATATAGTTGAGGCGGTTTTGCATGTCAATAAACTAAACTCGCGAGTAGCCTTCTACGAATGCGTCCGCTGGTGAATACGACTCGTAGCCATCCTTGTAGAC